TCGCGAAGGCGGCACGCACATCGTGATTGTCAGCGACGGCGGTTTCCACCTCGGCTTCATCCGGGACGACGGAAGTGTCTTCCGGTTCAGTCTTCAGCTCTGGATTGTTCTTCGCTTCAATCCGCGCCAACCGTTCCTCGTTGGCTTTCTTGCGGCTCTCCAGTCGCTTCTTGCGTCGGCTATTCACCTTGCCCGCGGCGAATGCGGCAGCCAGCCACGACGCGATGGTATACAGGCTATCGCCGCTCTCGGTCTTGTTACCCACAGGCTGCGTGTCGAACACGCCATTCGCTTGCAGCTCGGCAGGGGTGTGTGCCTTGAACGGCACGACAAGGGTGTTAACGGAGACACCGTTTACCATGACCGGGCTGATGTAGGCGGTCTGCGTGGTCGGCTGGAAGCCTGCAATCTGGATGGGCGCTTGTGCCTGCACAGGTTGGGTCGTTACCTTCCGCCCGGCTTCCGTCGCCGCTTGTAGCTGTTCAGGTGTTACCTGCACAGGCTGGTAGCTGGCGTTGTCCATGCTGCCGCGCACGTTCGCTATCAGACTGTCCGCTTGAGAGCGCGTAGCAGCCAGTAACTGTTCTGGGGTAAGGGAAGTACCCTCGGTTGCGATTTTAACCGCCTGTGGTGTCGGCTGTGCAGCCTGACGGGGTGTCTTGCCATACAGGTCGCCACCCCAGTTGGCGGTTTCCGGCAACACGTACAGCACCGCACCTAGCTCGTTGTCTAGATGGGCGTCGTAGAACTCCGCCGGGACGTTGATGCAGCCTAACGTGATGCGGTTGTCGCGGGCGGTCTTGCTATCCAGTCGGCTCTGACGGTTCTGCCCCTTGACGTCGATGACACGATGGATGGCAAACTGCTCGCCATTTGCTCCGGCGTCAAACGACTGCACACTGCCCGCATAACCGGAGGGCAGACGGGTGTCGCGGTTGTAGGTCAGGTCATATTTGCCTGCGCCCGTCGCACCTGCCGTCTTCGCAGCGTCGGAAGGCGTCTTACCAAACAGCGCCGGGGTGGTGTCTACCACCTTGCCCTCGGCGTTCATCAGGTACAGCTTGCCCGCCTTTTTGTCGGCAATCACAAACGGTCGTCCGCCGTTGTCAGCGGTGTCGATAATGTGGTCGAGCGAGGCTTTGGCTGCACTGCTCATCACCACCTCACCTGCCTGTGGGGCAAGGTTAGCGGCTTCGGCAGGCTGGCTGACGACCATACTTGAGCCGAGGTGAATCGCCAACGCCATCGAGACAGCCGCCATGCCGTTGCGCAGCGCGTTCCAGATACGCTCCAACACAGCGCGGACTTTCTTCGGCAGGCTGCTATCCTCGAACTGTTTGTCCGCGATGGCTTCTTCGGCAAACTCCTCCGCACTCTGCTCGGTGTTACCGACGTCTTCGAGGTAGGCGTCGAGAATGTCGCGCTCCTCGTCGGTGATAATGTCGGCGACTTCTTTGCGTCCGGCAGCCTGTTCGGAAGCAGCCGTCTGCGTAGCCCGTCTTGGCGCAGCAGGGTCTGCCAGCAGCGCTGCCATTTTGGCAAGCCCGCTGCGCAGGGCAGCAGAATCCACCCCGCCGAAATCTTCCAGCGCGCCCTCGATGTCGTAGAGGGCGTTAGCAACAAACTCGTTCGTGTCGTCTTGACGGTTAAGCGCTGCACGCTCATCCGCTGTAAGCGATGCCGGGTCAATTTCTGCTACCTGCTCGGGGGTGTAGTCTAGCCCCTGCGGAACATCGACAGGCGCAGGGGTTTCTAATCGTCCTTCAGCCGCTCCACTTCCGCGTTCACTTTCATCGGACTGCCCAGAACCTTCGTCCTGCTCGGATTCATCAGCTCCCGCATCCGTGTTGTCGCTTCCTCGCGCGGTGACATCGGCATCTCGAACGTCCCCCACGATTCCTGAATTGTTTTCATCCTCGGTCTCGCTGCGCCCAGTTCGCTGAGTACGTTTCTCGGTTTTATCATTTGTTTGCTCCTGATTTTCAGATTGGTCTGCTAGCACCTCGATGCGGATGCCGTCGTTTTGGTTGATGCTGTCCACACGCTTGCGGGTAACAGCATTGCCAAAGTCTATCCACTTATCGTCCCACCCACGCATACCGAAAGCGTCGCCGTCGTGGACAAACACCACGTGGCGGCGGTTACGCCCGTTCTTGCGGTCGCGCCAGCGGAATAGCCTTCCCCGGTGCTTCACGCCATTTACCGTCAATTCGATGACTGGGCGGGGGGCGTTGTTATCTTCCGGCGCAAGCTCGCCAAGCGTAGGAGAACGGTCTCCCCGCTGGTTTTCGGTATTCTCGATAATCTCTGCGAGGGAGAACTCCTGCCCGCCGAACTCGGCGACAATCTCCTCGACAGGTGCTATCGCAAGTCGCGCCGGGGCGGGCTGGCTAGGACGGGCTAGCTGCGCGTATGCGCCGCCGGAGAGGTTCGGCTGTAACGCTCTTGCCAGTGACCCAGTAGGGTCTTGAGATTGTCGCGTGATGCGCCGTCCGTCGGCAGTAATCGAGCGAGGTCCTTCGAGACGTTTTGTATCTGCAATTTGTTGTGTTGCATTCTGTTCTCCAGCGTAAATCCAAATATCGTTAGCCGCGTCGTACACCATGTCCAGCAGTTCGTCTGTTGACGCATCTGCGTAGTCTTCTTCCGACTGGCTCAACCACTCACGGGCAATATACTCGCCGACCAGCAGCGGGTCTAGCCCGGTTGTTTCTGCGATGGACTGCAACAGCGCATCGAGTTCTTCCACCGTTTCCGGGTGCTGGAACAACTCCGGGGAAAGCGCGTCTTCTGCCGCTTCAGGGCTGTCGAAGCCACCGTTTTTAATCTGCTTCTCACCATTGCGCGGCTGCGCCGGGATGCTGCGAACGGCGTCGTCGAGGTCGCCCATGACTACGTTCGCATCCGGTTGCTGCCCGGCGTTGAACTCCTCCATTAGACGGGAAAGGTCGTCGCCCTGCTGCGCCAACTGCTCGGACTCGTCTTCAGACTGGGTGGGTTGTTGCGCCAGCTTACCGTCCAGATACTGCTGCCGAAGGTTAGCTGCGATGGTATCTGCTTGTTCCAGAAAACGCTTGACCGCAGACGGCTTGATAACCCGGTTGCCGTTTTCATCCCGTCCGGCGTAGGAGCGGGCAATCTCGCCTGCATACTCCCGACCAAGCCGTGCGGTGTTATGCACCACATCAGCCAGTACGTCAGCAAGAATGTCGGTGTTTACTGCCTGCGTTTCAAAATTCGTACCAGCGACGCGCGTGCGGGCGCTCTTGCCAGACGCCACTTCGGCATCCTGAATCAGCATCTGGTTGAACGCTGCGTAATTATTGCGCACATAATCGCGAATAGCCTGCACGTAAACCGATTTGTCCGCCTGCCGCAGCCAGTTATCCGCCCGCAGGCTGTTCTGGAAGTCAGGCGATGCCATGTAGGCTTTCGCGTCCTGATATGCGCGAATAACGCCCGCGATAGCATCTGCCGAAGCGCGCGAACCGATGTAGTAGTTTTCCAGAAAACCTGACAGGTTTTCGCCCCGGCTGTCAGCTTCCAGCATCGAAAACAGCAGCGAGAGGCGTCCTTTTTCGCCGCCCATGTCGGTGATGCGCTTGGCGGCTTTATCCAGCCCTGCCTGAACCGCTTTACTTCTGGCATCGCCTGCCTTGATGTTCTGCTTCAGCGTGAACAGTACCGCACGCGCCGACCAGAGATTCTGCTGTGACTGGGTGACGTTCGGGCGGGACTGGCTGAAGTCCACCCCGGCTTGCTCGAAAATACCCGGTGCAGACTGGAGCGTCGCCCAGATGTCGTTCTTCAGCAGCTTGTCAACGTCGTCCTGAAACCACGATTCCGGCGCGCCCTTGAGCCGCATCGCCACATCCAGTAGCTGCGGTGAGGTCTTGGCGAGCTGTGCGATGTCAAGCAGCAGCTTGGCAGCGTAGGCGATTTTGTCTTCCTTAGAGGCGTCCTCCAGCCCGTAGATTTCCGCCGCGCCTTTGGCGAGCTGGCTAATCTTTCGCGCGGTAATTTCATCGCTTGACTGAAGCGCTGCGACCGCCGCAGGGATACTTGCCTCGTTGGCACTAAGCCCGAGCTGGTCTTGGGTCAGCTTGTTAAACACCCACTCTGGCGACGTGATGTAGTCGCGGGCGGCTTTCAGCGCGTCCTGCACCGACTTCATCGTCATGCTGCGCACGCGACCAGTCCGCGCCAGACGTTGTCCGGCTTCGGCGACTGTGTCGGCGTTTTTCAGAATATCCAGCAACTGCGCCGGGGTGCTGATGCCGATTTTCGCGAGCGCTGATTTTTGCGCTTTGGATAACTGCGCCCACGCATGACTGGCATCGCGTAAATCAGCCTGCGGGCTATAAGCGCCCGTTACACCGACCGCTTGGGTAGCAGCTTGGTTGCTTCTACCATCTGGATTGCGTTCTGTCGGCGCAGCTCCAACGCCTCCGCTGCTTCCTGCCTGCGGCGCTGCGCCGGGGTTAATCGGTTGAGCGGGTTGTCCGGTTGCGCTGGTTTGTCCAGCAGCCCCTTGTCCCGCAGGCGTTTGACCAGCATTTCCAGCCGTGGCTGTAACTCCCGGCTGCGCCCCAGATGCAGGTGCTTGCGCTGCTCCTCCAGCAGGCTGAACAGTTTGGGCGGGAGCGTCTGTCCCACCGCCGGGCTGATTTCCTTGCTGTGCATTATCGACTCCAGCGCTTTGAGGATTAGTTCCTCCTGCCGGTGCCGCGTCAGGCTGCCCCACGCTTTGGGTTTCTCCGCCTGTGCTTCCTGCTCCTGCTGCCGGAGCTGCACCGCTTTCTCCTGCGACTGGTTGAGTATCTTGAGTAGGCGCGCCTTGTCCTGCGCCGGGATTTGCTGGCTCATCGGGTTGTCCTGTCGGTTGGGTTTGCGTCGCCGCGACTTGCTCATCGGTCAAGCGACGGCGACCTGCATCGAGGTAGTTAGCGAGAATGGCGTCGATACCTTTCTGCTGCTCGCGGGTGAGCGATGGGTTAGTCTCGACTTGGGTCTTGACGTAATCACGCATCGCCTTCCATTGTTCGTTCGTGTCGCGTAGTACCGGGGCGGCAATCTGGTAGTCGATAGCGTTAGCCAGCGCTTCAGAGTAGGCGCGCACGCCATCCGGCACGTTTTCTAACTCGACGCCATGCTTGATGCGGAAGGCGTTGCGGATGTCCTCACCGATGCCTTTTTCCTCGCTTTGCAGCCAAGCATTCAGTACGTGCGTGTCGCCATTCTCCCAAATGTCAGTCAGCGTTTGGCGCTCCACTTGGGCATACGGGTTGGTGTTGATGTTGTAGGCTTGCTTCAGATACTCCTGCATCTGGGCGCGCTGGTCTGGCGTAAAGGCTTCCCACTTGGATGGGTCGTCGATTATCGTGTCATACGCCATCTGCTGCGCAGAGCCGATGTCGGTTTCGTGCCACTTCGCCCGGCGTCCGGTGCGTGCGATGTTGTCCATCTCGCGCCCGACCACCTGCCGATAGCTGTCGTAGTCCAACTGGTTCTGATGCACGTACTGCGTAGGGTCAAGACGTGCTGCGTCGAACTCTGGAGCGACGTAGTTTTTTATCCCCTTGCCTAGCGCGCCAAGCACCTGCGTACCGCCAGCCATCGAGCCGCCTGCGACGAAACCGATAGCGGCTGCCTCTGGTACACCTTCTAGCAAGTCCACGCCAGTAGCAGGCTGCGCGCCGACGTTTTGCGAATATTGTGTCAAGCCTTCTTCGAGGAGTTCAGACACGGAGTTAGCGCCTGCCGTTGCCAATCGCTTACCTGCAAACGTCTGAAGCCCAAACTTGTTCGCTTTGAGCAGCGTAGTTTCCAAACCGGCAGCGCCTAGCAGCGCGGTGTTTATGAATGCAGCATTACCTGCCGATACCGCAGCCTGTTCTGCGAGCGCTGCACGTGCTTTGCCCGCAGAGCCGTAATACTGCACGAGGTTGTTCCAGTTTTCCTCGCCGTTCGCTTTGATGTAGGTCTGGCGGAAGGTGTCCTCGTCTTGGTTGTACACAGCGTCGTATGTGCCACCAGCGGCGTCTGTGGCGGCGAAGAACCCGGTGGTTGCCATACCACCCGCTACCTCAGAAGATAACAGGTGAGACGCCGCTTTAGCGCCGATTCGCGTGGCGAGACTTGCACCCGGTGCGGCCGCAGCAGCGTTTACCCGCGCGGTAATACCTTCAATCGCCGGGGTGAGACGTGTGGCAGCGCCGACGCGCGAAGCGAACGCCCCCGCACTCGAGCCTACAACGGCGGAGTAAGGAATGTAGGCGGCGGAGTCCAGCATGGTGTAGAGCATATTGTCCGCTTTCCACATATCGGCAATGCCGCCTGTGAATCCTGCGACAAGGCCGTCCTTGCCCTGCGCCCGGCGCTTCTGGGTCAGGTACTCGTTGTTCTCTTGGGCAAAGTGAATCTTGTCGGACAACGTTGAATCAATGGAATTTATCGCGTCATTCTGTTCGCGGACAAACTCCTCCGTGTCGAAGGTAAGTCCAGTTTTGCCGATGGTTTTGTTCCATACAGGGGATAGCCACAGCACCGTGCCTTTGAACAGGTTGCGCCCTGCCTTACCTAGCCATGAAACCGCATCGAGCGGGTCAGCACGGTCTTCTGAACGCTGCTTGGCGTAGGCATCCGTGTCCTGCTTGAACAGCGCGCCAGCCACCCGCAGCTCGTTGTTGATGAGGTCTTCGGGGATGCCCTGCTCCTTCAGCTGAACGGCTTTTTCTTTCAGCCAGCCTTGTGCCTCGTCCTCGCGCTGGAAGCTGGACTTGATGTCTTTCCAATTCTTGTCAGCGAGGATGGTTTCAACCATCGGCTTCAGGACAAACGAACCATCCGCGCCAGCGCCTAGCACACCGCCCTGCTCCTTCGCTTTTTCTTTCAGCGCCTTCTCGCGCTCCTTTTTGTCCCGCTGGTATTGGCGGATAGCCGCGTCGGTTTCCCGGCGCTGTGCCGCCTGCTGACGGTCAAACGCTGCCTGCTGGCGGGCTTCTTGCTGCTGGATTTTCGCCTGCTGTTCAGTCGCGTAGTTCAGCAGGTCGTTCTGCTCACGCTGTGCCGACGCCAGCGCCTGTGCAGCCGGAGAAAGTTTGCCTTTCTGCGCCCCCAGAGGCGCTACCGCCTTCGGATTGAGAAGGTCATCGGACTGGTTGAATATCGCCCCTGCGCCCGCGCCGAACAGGTCTTGGTCGAGGTCAGGCAGTTTAGGCATGGAGAGAGGAGTTTCGAGAGAATTGTTCTTCGCCATTATCAGACTTCCAGAGCGTTAAAGATTTGCATCAGCGCGTCGATGCTAGGACTGGAGGATTTTACCAAAGGTTGATTAAACATCTGGTCGTAAGTTTTCGAGATGGTATCAGCCGCCACCGCTGCGATGGATTCTTTCTGCGGCGGTAAGCCTTGTTCTGCGACCTCGCCGTACAGTTTGTTCTGCAAAGGCGTTTCTGGGACGGCATAACCCACGCTGCCAGCCAGCACGTTTTTGCCCATCAGGTCGCTCTGGGGAGCGTTCTGTGCCATCAGGTCGTTCACAGTATTGGCTGCTGCGTTTATCGCCCCAGACGCCGGAATAAGCGGCGCTACGGAGGGCGCAGACGCTCCTGTCTGCACCACGCCACCATCTTGCGGGGCTACCCCGCCTAGCTTCCGGTAAAAACCGTCACGGGACGCCGCGCCTTTGGCAGCGTACTTCGGGTCGTCGATGCGCCAGCGGATAAAATCCTTACCCAACACCCGGACGCCCGTGTTGTAGTCCACATTCGGGTTGGACAGAAACAGCTTTTTGGTCTTGGCGTAGGCAGGGTCGTTCTTTATTTCGTTTACCAAAAAGCGCGCTTGGGCATCTAGCGCGCGTTGTGATTGCTCCATCACCCCGTTTTTAATCAGCCCTTGAGCCGCAAGCTGTTTCTCCAGATTCCGCCCGCGCGTGCCTTGCCACGAAATAATCCCCAGATTGACCGCGCCGTTTCCGGGGTCTTTGTGATATCCCCACAGGTAGCGGTCTTGGAATGCGTTTTCCCGCCCCACCTCGGCGGCGAGAATCCGCGCTTGGTTTGGCGACAACCCGGCATTTTGAAACGCTTGCAACACCATACTCATGTTGCGCGATTCGTTGGTATTCCCCTTCCTCCGTGCCATGACTTACCGCCCCGCTGCTGCACGTGCCGCCGCGATTTGCCGGGCATACGCAGGATTAGTCCCGAGCAAATACTGGCTGGCGTAACCCACCGGCCCTAGCAGTCCCATAGATACCCCTTCTGCTACGGTGCTTATCATACTAGGCTGAACGTTCTGGAGGTACACAAGCTGCCCTGCGGTGTAAGGGACACCGTCAATCATGATGACTTCGTTCGGGTCATACGTACCCTGCGCTTGCTTGTCTGCAACATACGCCATCTTGGCTTCCACGTTCTGCGAATGAACTCTGGGGTCAATAGCGGCTTGCGGTGCGGCTTGGGTCGGTTGTGCAGACGGCTGCGCGGGCTGCGGTGGCGGCATGATGACCTGTCCTTGCAGGGGTCGCGGACCAACCCCCTGCTGGTACACCTGCCCGCCCGGCACGAGGCTGCGCACCGTCGCCATAGCCTGACCCGGCGCGGTGATGTACATATCCGCCGTCCCGCCGCCAGTCAGTCGCTGAAGCTCTGCCTGATACTCGGCTATCTGTTGTGTGAGTTCCTGCACCTGCCCAGCCATCGCCGGGTCGGCGGCAAATGCTGCACGTTGGCGCTGGAGGTTGCTAATCGTGTTCAGAATCCCTTGCCGCTGACGCTGGTTCTCGCGCTGCGCTAACTTCGCCTTGTCGGTCAGGTAAGTGTTAGCGTCGGCGTACTGGTTGGCAGCGTTTCGTGCTTTGATGGCGTCAATCACAGGCTGGCGTTTGATATTCCCTTCCAACTCGCCCCGGGCGTACTCCACGCCTAGCAGATTGTTATCGTACTGCCTGTCGTTCATCACGATGCCTTGAGTCGCAACCGTTGGCGCGTGACCTGTGGTGATGTTGTTCGCCATCGTCGTGTTGTAAATATCCTCCCCGCGCCAACCACCCATCTGCGCGGCACGTTCAGGCGTCAGGTAGTCGTTCGCGCCCTGCTGCACCGCCGCCGCGTCGATGCCCTTACCGATATTGGCTTGGGCTGTGTTGTTCAGCATGGTCTGGTAGTCGTCGCGGTTGTTCAGAAACGCGCTGCGCTGGTCCATCTGAATCATGCTGTTCGTGCCAGCGTTGGCAAGTAGCCCCGGCTGGGCGGCTTCGGCAACCTCGTTTGCCCGTGCGGAGTTATCCACGTTGTTCTGGAAAACACTCATCTTGCCGCCGAACTGCGCCCGCTGCCCCAGAATATCTAGCGCGGAAAGGTCGTTGGCGTTACGCGCGGCTTCTACCGCTTCATACTGCTTGAGGTCATTCCAGTTACGGTCGTTAGCATATTCCTTGCCTTTCATGAACGCGCCGAATAAATCTGGTATGTACATTATTTTGTCCCCTTATCTCATTGAAGCGGAAGCATATCCTGTCGGGTCGTAACCTGCAACCCCACCCGCGCCATCGTACGGTGCGTTGGCTTCAGCCTGCTGCCACGAAATGCCCCCGCGCGGAGTGTTCTCCAGCATCCGGCTGCCGTCGCCCCAGTAAGCCTGTGCGTCGAATCCCCGGTAAGTGTTCGGCACATCAGCACGGGCGTTGATGCGCTGGCGCACCGGGTTGTATTCTGTCTGCATCCGGTTGTTCACGTAGCCAGAAAACGCCATTGCCCCTGATGCTACGTTGCCCATCGCCTTAGCGTAGTCCCCGAACAGCCCTGCCGCCTTGCTGGCGAGGGAAGCGCTCTCGGATAGCAGGTTGCGCCCCCGGCTGGCGGTCGATATACGTCGCTGCCAGCGGATGTCGTTCTTCTCCTGCGCCAGCTTCTCGGCGTAGCGACGACCGAAGTTATCGGAATCGCCCCGCACGGTTGATTTCATGATGTCGGTCTTGGTGAACATCGACACGTCAGGGCAGACGCAATATTTGTCCGTGAGTGCGCTCCTATGGCGTTCTGCGGCGGCGAAAACCTTGTCTATGGTGTTGGTATGCCCTGCGATGGATTTGGGGTAGTCAGGCTCGTAGGGAGGCTCTGCCCATATCTCGGACAGCTCTTGGTCTTCCAGCGGGCGGTAATTTTCGAGGAAGAAATCCCATTGTTCTTTCGCAAGGTCGTAGTAGTCCTTGCCGATTTTGTATTCTTCCTTCGCCGCCTTCCACGTCTCGTAGGTAGCCCACAACGCAACCGCGATGGCGATTTTATCCGCCCACCACCAAGCACCCGTCAGCCCCTTGTCGTTTACCTTCGGACAAGGAAACGCCTTGATGGAAACATCATTTACCCGCTCAAGCCGACCGGTGGTTACAACGACTGGTAATCCGCTCATTTATCACCCCATCACTTTTATGGTCTGCGTCGGTTCTTCCGGCTTCACGAACACATCCGGTGGCTTCGGTTTGAACTCCTCAAGCGGCGTGGGATTGTAGCGATAGCTGCTCACCTGCATATCCCCCCGACGCGGCGGATACTGTGTCTGCGCCCGGTTGCTCTCGTAGGCGATAAAGCTCATCGCACCTTCCGCTGCCTTGCCAGCCTGCGTGCCGAGGTCACCGAAAATGCCCGCAGCAAGCTGCGCAAAGCTAGACGCCTGCGCCGGGATGTCGCGCCCGATTTTCAGTACTTGTTCGCGCTTGTCCCACCGCAGATTGTTGTGGACGATTTCTTCCTTGTCCGTGTAGCGGTGTGCCATGCCCGCAGCGAGGCTCTCTTGGGTAGCCTGCTTGAGTAGCTGGTCGGTTATGATGGCTGCCCGCTGCCCGGTGCAGTAGCGCCCCGTACAGGACACCGCCTTGTCAATCTGACCCGCGTTCTTCCCCCGCACGCTTACCAGCATCTGCCCGGTATAAAGCGGCTCTTTGTTGCGCTCATACTTCTTCAGCTTCAGCGCTTCTTTGGTGAGGTCTTTCTCCAGCGGCTTGAAGCGGTCGTTGTAATACTTGCGATGGTCTTTGCTCATCTGCAAATATTTTCTGGCGAGGTCGCGCTGCAACTTCGCCATGCGCAGGCTATTCCATGTGTTGTACGCCATGATGGCGGCAGACAGCATGGACTTCCAGCGGGAGGACTGCTCTATCCCTTCATCCGTGACCCCGGTGTTTTTGCACGCAGGGTTATCCGCCGGAACTTTCGGCGTCGTGTCTTTCTTTTTCCCGTTCTTGTCAGGCTTTCCGCCCCACTTACCGAACAGGTCGTCGAAATTCATCCCATCATTGTCAGAACGTGGCATCTCACACCTTCCAGACTAAGCGCTTTTCTTCCGTGCCGTCTTCGTAGTAGTTCGTGAAATACAGGCGGTCAAACTGCAACAGACCACTGTTCTGCTTCAGGTAATCCAGCGCTGCCTGCACTTCGTGCTGCCCATCAATCCCCGGTGCACTGGATACCGCCGTGCGGTGAACTTCCATGCGCCACTTACCGTTCCAGAGGTCTTGGTATTTCGTAACCATCGCCAGAAACACCAGCTCGCCTGCGGGGTTACGCCGGGTCAGGAAGTAACCCGCCCCGGTATCCCACAACATAAACCAGTAGCTCATCGCGAAGTCTATATCCCCAAACATCGCCCGCTCATGAGGTGTGTACATCGCGTTCAGGAACGGTACATACTCCTCCATCATCTGCGAGAGTTCTTCTTGGTCTGTCGGCATTCTCACAATCTGGTAGGTCATTTCGGTGTCTCCTTTGTCCCCATGTCAATCACACAAACCCCGGCGACAATCTCGGTTATCTCCCCCGTGCCTTCCGCCAATATCGTAAATTCGGGTCGGCGTCCATGCCGCCCGAAGGGGATATTGTTATCACCTACGGGAAACCTCCTTGAAATCTGGGCGCGGTCAGAGATGATGCTAATCTCTGTGTCGTGGTCTTGCACTCTCGCGCGCAACCGGGTCAGGTCAAACAAAAACCCGGTATCAATAATCGCCGACAACCACTTGTACGGGCGCAGGCGGTTGCCCGCGTTCCATTGGCTGACCGTACCGTCGCGGAACAGCATTACCAGCTCACCCTGCCGGGTGGTAAACATATCAACGGGTTCGTCGGAAATCGTCACCATTTTCTTGTATTTGGTGTCGGCGTAAGTGTTTCCGTCCAGCCACAGCATGAAGCTGATGTTGTCTGTGACTACAAACAACGCACCTTTATGGTAAGCCAGTCGTGCAGTCTGGGGCGCAAGCTGCCGCCAGTCGTCCTGTGACAACACCTCGCTGGTAATCACCCGTGGCTGCTCGGCTTCGTTCAGCATCACTAATCCATCGGTACTAGCGTAGATAAAGCCGAACGGCGTGGTTATCGCCCCCTGCCCGACGTGGCAGTTAATCATCGGGAATGACTGGGTGTATTTGTGTACCGCCCGGCAGTCGCGGCTATCGCAACCGACGTCTGCCTGCACCCGGTAAGGGTGTCCGTCTGTCGCCACATACAGGCTGTTGCCGATAGCACCCAGCGCGATGATGTTGTCGTCCAGCGTCATCTCCTGCGAGAGCATCCAGTTGTGCGGCTGAAGGTTGCGGCTGAACAGCAGTTTGTTCTGCACGCTTCCGGCAAGAATCGCCGTGGAAGGAATTGCCGTGATGTTCTGGAGTTTGACAGGTGGCTCGCGTGTGTCCAGTCCCTCGAACGCCCACCCCAGATTGATGATGCTCGTGGTATCGGTAAATTCACGCGCGTTGACATCCAGCTCGGTCAGGAAGAACCAATGGGTCTCCAGCTCCTGCTCCTTCTCCAGCCCGGTACGGAAGCCCGTCTCGCGGCGGTAAATCCGCAGTTTCTTGATGTCGTACTCGATGAGCGGGTTGTAGCGGAAAGTGAGCTGCACCTGCTGCCCATCTTCGATAACCACATCGTTACTGGGATTGGATGGTCCGCTCTCCTCGCCAAAGCTGTTCACGAACGTCACGATGTACGCCACCGCACGCGAGCGGTCGGTGTCCACGTTGTTCGCGCGGGCGACTGGTGCGCCCTGCGGGGCTGGAACACCTAGACGGCGATAAACCAGACGCTTGTTCTCGCTGGTTAGTACCTGCGGATAATCGGCGTTCCCGGTCACGAACAGGCGCGGACAATCCGGTAGCCACTCGGCAACATCGACGCACTTGCCCCAGACGAGAATATCGCAACCCCAGACGTACAGCCGCACCATGTTTGCATCCACCTGCTTGATGTGTCGCTGCTCCAGAAACGCCTTGATGCTGCCGTGGGTTAAGTCCACGTCGTGAGCGATGGTGGCGTAGCCCTTCGGCAACTGCTTCTTGCGCAGGCGCGGGACGATGCCCGCGAACTCATAACTCTCCCATGCCAGCATATCAGCCCCTAAACGCAATCGTAATAACTTGGGCATCCACAGAAGCCTGCCCCCCATAGCGAACCACCAGATTGCCCGAACCAGGGTCGATGGATGCGGTGCAATTTCCCGCCGTGGAATTGGCGCTAACCTGACTGATGTCGGTCACATAGCTAGGAATCTGCACCCGTAGCTGACCGGGGTTATCGAAGGTCAACTGAAGCCGCTGCCCGAAATATTCGATGCGCGTTCCGGTCGCCCCGGTGGAAGCCAAGTCCACACGAATCATATCGCGTAGCGCACCGGGTGCAGGCACGCCGTTGTTTCCGCCGCCACCACCCCCGCCGCCGTTGCCTGCGCCGACGCTGGTCGCGATGCCGTTGGTAAAACAAATCTCTGTCCCGCCAACCATGTAGCACCCGTCTGCTACGGGGGCAGCAAGCTGTTGTGCCTGCTGCAAATGCCCGGAATCGTTGTGGGAAAGCCGCCAGCCGCCGACGTCGATACTGCCCGAAACTTGCTGTGACGGGTGTTCGATAACCAGCGTGTCCTGCTCGTTGTGGCTCTCTAGTCCGCGACCTGCACGAACGCCTGCGCCGTCCAGATTGGGGTCGTAGCTGTACACCCGCCCATCCACACCGATAGTCAGACCCCGGAACGTGCCGGGCGTAACCCCGGTAGGCGTCATCCCCACGTAGGCTACCTTGTTTTCGTCCACCGTAGCGTTGATACCGTCGCGCCCGACGACGTTTACAATCCCGCCACCACTCGTGCCGCCAGAAATCACATAGGGGTCGTACACCGTACCGACGCCCACTACCACGATGCCCGGTCCAGCCTGCACGTAGCAGCGGGCATACAGCCCGTCGCCGTTGTTGGTAATGATGTTGCCCGCTTGGTGCGAGATGTTCACCGTGCCGCCTGCACCGCCGCCCTGCTGACAGTCGCCGGGGTTCGGGTTGCAGTATGGCGGGGTGTAGGTCGGGATGTCGCCCACGCCGGGATTGACGATACAGCCGTTTACCACGTTGAACATGGTGTAAGACCCGTCTGGCGTGGTCGTTACCCGCTCAAGGGTCGCGTGTGTCCCGTCCCACGTGAGCTTGTAGTCCATCGCAATGCACACCTCGAAGGGCGGAGTAGGCGGGTGCGGAGGCGGCTCTGGGGTAGGGGTACAGACTTTCGGTTTCTTGCAATCAAGGCTCATGGGGTTCTCCGTGGGCAAACAAAAAGCCCAACCAATTAAAGGGTTGGGCTATTGTAGCAGGTAACTATCAGGCTTTCATATTTAACGCCGCTAGCACGTCAGGATGAAACATACAGCAGTCGAAGTAATCCGAATCTTCAGGTTGGTAAACCTTAACTGATATATATCCCATCTCGTTAGACAAACGCTTGGCGCGAGCTTCCCAAGTAAGCCAGTAATTATAAGGTTTATCATCAAAGGGTATTCCAGTATAAGCTGATAAAGACTTAAACCCAGTTGTATCAAAAGAATAATCAGCCACTAATTTACCTTATACTTAATCCAAACCGTTCATTTAATTCAGAAAGAACAAGCTCTCTGTCAAACACCCAATACGCGCCATGTTCAGGAGAAAACACTTTTGCGCACGGCAAACCACGTTCCATAGACATGGCAACCATTGCTTCCTCGAACAAGAGCAAACCGCCCTCTAGCAGGTCGTGCATATCCGTGCGCGTTACATCGAACGCTTCTTCTACGGTTTTCAGGGAACCAAGGCTTACTACTTCTTTCATGACAAATTTCCTATAAAATATAAACAGTAATCATTTATTTTCTAGCGTTGGTACTTGTAGCGGCAAGCGGAAGGTCTCACGCCCTGTTGGAGTAACCAAGGTCTACACATCCGAATATTCCCCACGAGTAAATTCCTTGACCTCGGACAGCGCTAGTGTGTGATGTGCGTATGGTCGCAGCTTGCCTTTCTGGTCGCGGTACAGATAACCGTTTCCTAGTAAGAAATTCACAAACTCGTTCTGCTTGACCCGCAGCTCCTTCGCGGTGTCTCGGATGTTTACCAACAGGTTTCGGGAAACAAGATTATCGAAATATTCGGCTTTTGGTTTCGCAGCTTCGAGTGCCTGTTTGGTCTTCTCGTGAGCTTCCAGCTCATCAGCGTAGGCGCGGAGTGCTTCGGGGTAGGTCTGCGGGATTTGGTATGTACCTGTGGCTTTCTCTAGTTCTTGCCAACGGTCCACAAGGCGCGCCGTGAACTCTGGGGAAAGCTGAGCTACCACAACAATGCTGTCACGTTTACCTTGTTCGCCAGAAAATACATAAACCTTACTTTTGCTGTTTGGGCTAGTAGCTTGTTTATTTTCAACTTCCTGCATTGGCGAAAGTTGGATAACGCCGCGTTCGACAAGGCGTTCGATAGACACGCGCACATTATCGTGCCGAGAATCCACCAAGTCAGCTATATCCAAGCTAGTCATGGTGGCTTGTTGTAAAGAAATAAGATTCATGGAAACTCCGAATAATGGCGGCGGGGCGGTGAAGCAGCGCTATTCGGAAAACGCTCACCCCGCC